CTGCACGCGGATGAACTGTGCGGGCTTGGGGTCGGCGGGGATCTTCGTCGAGACGGGGACGCCCATCGCGAGGTTCGCGATCAGGAACGCCTCGGCATCAACGAACGCCGCGACGTTAGCCACGGCCTGCCTCGAGCGCGGTGGAGAGAGTGCGGTCCTTCGCCTCAGCCCGACGCGCCTCGTAGGTCGCGGTGATCACCGAGGCGCGGGCGCGGTTCTTGCCGACCTGCGAGCTCACCTCGAAGTCCTCGCCGCCGCCGGCCGCGTCAGCGATGGCCTGTGCGCGACGCTCGAGGTCGGCGCGGACCTCTTCGGACTGGAGGATCTGCCTGACGCTCTTGCGGTTGAGCTTGACGCGTACGGGCTTCACAGGTCCTCCACACGGTTGAGGCGGATGCGGTAGCCAGGCGCGAAACTGAACGGGCCGCGAGTGAAGTCGTCGGGCTGACCCTCGACCTCGTACACATCGCCGGCAACGACGACGCGGTCCTGCGGCTCTGCGATGGCGGTCGGGGCGAGGATGTCCAGGTCCCACGTGACGGCGTCGCGGTTGCCCTCGAACGGCTCTGTAGAGCCTGCTGGGGCGATGGCGTAGACGCGGCGGGACTCCGGGTCTCCGTACGACGTCGTGGGGTTCCCGTGAGCGTCAGGGGCGCCGCTAGAGCGCCTCAGGACGTCCACCGTCCATGGGGTCGGGAGACTCATCCGAGCTCCCACCAGTTCAGCGGGTCAGGGGTCGGCGCCGGCGGTGTCGGGTCGATCGTGAACGCCTTGGGCCGGGCCCCAAGCAGGCGCTTCTCCTGCTTGGTCAGGTAGAGGTTCCCGGTCGGGTTGGCGTAGGTCTGCTGCTGGGAGTACGGCCCCGCCGTCTGGCTGGTCTGCGATACGCCGGCGACGTCCGGGCCGGACAGCATCGTGCGCTTGACCATCTCGCAGACCACGAACCGGGCGACCTCTGCGTCGACCTCGCCCGCCGCGATCTTGTCGTCGATGCCGGGGACCTCTGAGCGGACGATCGCCGAAGCGTCGCCGAGACGCGCATCGGCGACCGCCTGCTCATCGGGGAGGAGGGGGCGCCAGCGGACCTCCAGGTCCGCCGCAGTGGCGAATGCAGCCATGACGCCCCCTCAGCTCACTTCGACTTCTTGTAGCCGGAGCCGACGAGCACGTCGACGAGCTCCGCCGGAACCGTGGTCACAGCCCCTGTGGGAGACGTGACCTTGACGTACTTGCCGTCTTCCTTCGACTCCGCCTCGCTCTGGAGATCGGATGTCGTCGTTGCCTTCTTGGCCGCCATCTCAGCTCTCCTCGCTCAGCAGGATCACGCCGTGTCCGTGGCGTTGGTGTACTTGACGAACGACGCCGGGTCGTTGACGAGCCAGCCGTACTCGGCCTCCGCCAGGATCGCGACGAGGTTGTTCTCGAACAGCGAGACGAGCGTGCCGTTGATGGTGACGGTCGCCTCGGTCGAGACCTTGTACGAGATCTCACCGACGGCACCCCACGCGGCCTGCGACCAGTCGCCGAGGTATCCGTAGATCTTCGGCGTGTTGGCCCAGACGCCCTTGCCGATGGTCGTCTCGTACCCGAGCAGCGACCCGCGGCTGCGGTTGCCGTCCTCGTAGGTCGGCGCCGTGAACAGCGGGCGCCCCGCGGTGTCCTTCGAGCCGTTCAGGATCGGCTCGAAGCGCTTGTCGAACAGGAAGCCCGAGGGATCCTTGTCGGCGTTGACCAGCGTGGCGAGGCCCGCGTTGAGGTCGTCGTAGACCTGCGTCAGGGCGCCGCCGGTGCCAGACGCATCCAGGAACTCCTGGGTGCTGGAGCCCGTGTCGAGGTTGGTCGAGAACGGCGAGCCGGTGCCGTGCAGCGCCGCAGAGTCGAACGTCGTGGCGAAGGCCTCGGCGATCTGCGGACGCAGCAGGTCCATGTAGCCGCCGGGGTTGGCGCGGACGACCTCGGCCGAGACCACCGCGATCGCGGCGAGCTTCTTCGGGTCCATGGTCTTGAGCGCCATCGTGCCGGCGCTCGCGGGCTTGGCGGCACCCTCAGCCACCCAGCCGGCCTGGACCTTGCCGGTGACGACCGGGATCGCCTGGCCGTTGGCGCCCAGCGGGACGCGACGGGCCATCTGCTGCACGACAGAGATGCGTGCGGCCTTCTCGAAGATTGCCTCGGACTGCTCGCGGTTCAGGAAGCCGGAGAAGTCGGAGGTCTTGGTTGCGGCGGTGATCGCCATGAGTCCTCCTAGGACGTGGGGGTGGGCATCGCGCTATGCGATGCCGAGAGCGGATTTCAGCGCGTCCTCAAGGCCGTCGCTGTTCAACGCGAGCGGGGGAGTCTTCCCCTCGCCCGGGACCACCAGATGAGTCGGGCCTGCAGGGGTCTCCTGCTGGACCGTGATGAGTGCCGCGATCTTCTGCGCCTTCGCCTCGAGCTCGGTCTCGTCGGCCCCGACCAGCAGGTCGAGGTAGTCGCCGGAGATGCCGTGCTTCGAGGCGATCGAGAGTCGGGTCGCCTCGGCCTCCTTCGCGGCGAGTGCGGCCTCTGCCGCCTCCGCGCGCGCGGCTGCCTTCTCGAGCTCCGTCTTCTGCGAGTCCTCGAGATCCTGCAGCCGCTTGGCAGCTGCGGTGTTCTCCTTGGCTCGCTGCTCCCACTTGCGAGCCTCGGCCTTCCAGTCGGTCGTCGCTTCCTTTGCAGGCTGCTCGTCGACGTTCGGCTCGGTCTCGGTAGGGGTTGCCTCGGTCACGTTCTCGCTCATCTGCTGTTCCTCCCGTGCGGGATCGCCCACGTCCCCGTGCGGTTCTCGTGGTCGGATGGGGTGGTGCTGCCCGCCGTGCGGCGGGGGGTCTAGTTGGCGCGGCGCTGGCGCATCTCGGCGAGGATGTCTTTCGCATCGCCGCCGGCAACCTGCTGCGCCTCGCGGTACTCGCGGAAGTACGCGTCGGGGTCGTAGCCGGATGGGTACGGCTCGTCCTCCCAGATGGGGGTCGCCACGCAGTTGCAGTGCGCGTGGAAGCTGTCGACCTCTTGGTGGTAGACAGCGCCTCGGCCGGCGAGCATCGCGCAGAACTCGCACGTGTTGGCGCCAGACGGGACAACCGCCCAGCGCGCCTTCGCGTCCTCGCTCGCTGATGTCGAGACGGTGTCGCGTCCGGGCTGCAGGACGTACTCGTCGACGATGCCCTCAAGGAAGGGCAGCATCCCGTCTGGCGCGTCGGTGAACAGGTGGCTGGCACCGAAGCGTGTCCGCTTCTGCACGACGTCAGCAGCGACGACAGGCGCCATCGTGGCGGTGTATCGCCCAGTCGCTGTCGAGTCAGCCCGAAGCTCGTCGTACCAGTCGGCCGCCACTGTGGCGGCAGCTTCCCCGTACGCCGCGGTGAGGATAGGGATGAACGTCAGGAGCGCGTCACGCGAGCGCTCAGGACGCTCGAGGTTCAGTGATCCGAAGAACCCGCGCAGGTCGCGCTGGGCGAGGGATGTGATGCCGTTGTTCGCCAGGCGGAGTCGCTCGACGTCAGCTCTCGACGTCATCGACAGGAAGGGTCGGCGCCACTGCCGGCGCGGCGGCGCTCGTCAGCTGAGCGATGGACTGTCGGCCCTGGATGCGGCGCTTGTCGGCGAGCAGTCGCGTGATCGTCGGCTGGTCGTAGCCGAGCGCCTCGAGAGCCACGTCGGACTCTGCCAGCCACGGGATCGCGGTGACCTGCTTGACGATCGCGTCGGACGCCGAGACCACGGACGGGGTGGCGGGGTTGCGCCACTTCGCCTGCAGGGGCCGGAGCTCGTCGGGCACCTCAGTCAGACCGTCGCGCAGCATGACGGCTGTGATGGCGGCCCGGCGCAGCGCAGCACCCCAGACACGGTTCGCCGCGTTGGCCTCGATGACGAGGTCCTCCCTGGCGGCGTAGATCGCCTCAGCGGACGAGGGGTTGTCTTGGACGATGCCGAGCGAGGAGAGCGGGACGCTGGTCTCGCCGGCGAACAGCGAGGCGAGACTGCGGAGCTGATCCATGTGCGGCTGCATCGACGTCTGCGCAAACTGCCCGAGCTCGGGCACATCGCCGTTCTCGTCGCGGCCGATCGCGAGGAATCGACCAAGGAGCGCCTGCCAGCGGTCGGTCGTGAACGCATCTTCGTTAGCGCCAAGGAGGTAGCGCTGCGGGGACGCGAAGAACTCCGCGTGCCCCTCGCCGCGGACCAGCGTGCGAACGGCGGCGTCAGTCAGCGCCATCACGGCACGCGAGATGCGCGAGTGACCGAAGGGGCGC